ATGGTCAAGGTGTTGTGCAGGATTATTGCACCCTTCATTAGCACAAGTATAATTTTGTGCAAATTTTTTAAACTCATATTCTACACAAGTAATTCCATACTTGCGAGAAACATCTGCAGTCTGTTTACAATCTGATGCGTAGTAGTTATCACGCAAATGACGTGCAGGTTTGTCACAATGTGCACACTGTTTCACTTACCCTGTCCTCTGTATCTCTTTTTACCAGCCTTAGGCTTACTATTTTTCCCCATACCTTGCGAGGTCTTCTTGGACTTGAAGGGGACATGGGTTTTCTGACCCATCAATGTTTTGCTTCTCATTAGTGTGTTTCACTCCAGTTGTTTCCGATGGTTGCTTCAGCGTCAATTTCGACTCTGAGTTTGTAGTACTCTCCAGCTTCTTTAGCACTGTATACCAAGGATGAACATAGGTCTTGTGCGTGCTCGGGTGAGCATTCAAATTGTAACTCGTCATGTACAAAGGCTAGTTGACTACAGCATAGGTTTAATAGTTTTAAATTGTCTTGGTTGATGACCATCCACCGCTTAGCCAGTATAGCAGAGTTACCTTGTAGACAATAGTTCAACGCTTTATGCGGTGAATCCACGATAATTTTTCTACCATCGAGAGCTTTGATAAATCCTCGTTCTGAAGCTTTCTTAATTGCCTCCAGTAGTTTATCGAGTCCATCAATTGCCTCAATATAGGCTTGCCTGATCTCCTTTCCTTTTTTCTTGGCTGCTTGGGATGAAAGAAGTTTGTCATAACTGTGTCCGATTTTTTCATCACCGGCACCATACAGGAACGCATACGTAACAGTCTTGACCAGTTTACGAGAGATTCCTATCTTGTCGGCATTAACTTGGTGGATGTCTCCGTTGAGGAGGATGTCGGCGTAGCGTCCATTGTCATAACGAGCAAGGAAGTGGCTAAGCATCCGAAGCTCAATCCCAGCAAGATCAGCCCCGACCATAACTTGACCCGGAGTTGGTATAAAGAGTTCTCTAAATCTGCTGTCGCTTGGCACTTGGGCGAGGTTTGGGTGACGGTGAGCGCACCTAAATGTGGAGGTTGCGACTGAGCAATGGTGATGTATCCTTTGTTCATTCGTAACAAGCTTCAGCCACCCGTTCACGCCTTCTGAGAGCATCCCAAGCATTTTCGTTACCGTCAAACATCTCAGAAACATCATAGAAATTTCTGATCCAATCTCTTTCAAAATCGGTTCGTCGATAATAGGCTTCCCAGTGGCTGTCAGCTGGGTGGGTTTCCATCCATAAAAGGTCGTAAGAATCCATGCAATATGATCTCTCGATGTAGGGTTAAATTCTTTTAGTCTGGTGAATGTTGCGCCAAGAACGTAGCCTTGTGTTTTGTTATTTCTTTTAGGAGTTTTTTCCTCGCCTTTGACGAAAGGATGCCTGTTTCGTAGTATTTTATGAGTCTCTTCCAATTCTTTTTGGAGAGCCGATGTAAGCTCCCATGCAGCTCTTTCATCAAAACACCATCCATGATTCTCCTGTTGTTGAAGGACATGGGCTGCTTCGTGTTCTAGCGCAACCCAGCTAGGTATGGGCGGAAGTGCTCGCATAGTTTGGTGGTAACTTTAACATCTTGTATACAGTAATCCTGCATTTCTTGTGACCACTCCTTCCAATCGGAAGTCTTACCGTAGTCACCCTTGGCTTCACCCAGGCGATAACCGTACGACTCAAGACTATGTGAACCATACAGCTTGAGTGGCATACCTTCCCACTTCTGCTTCTTATCTAGATCCATCATGTTCGGGTGATAAAGACGGCTAAGCAGAAGAGTATCCAGGCAATCACCAATACGTCTAAACCAAGGATAAAGTTTGTTGATAACGCTAAGGTCATAATTAATAATGTTATGACCAGCAATGAGATCAGCATCTTCAAGGAGTTGGACACCTCTAACAATCGGGTCCGTCGCGGGTTTGTCACTAACTCTTTCAAACGATTGATCGTTGAAGACCATTGTTTGATCTGTCTCTGTGTCATAGATAACAAGGCAGTGGATGGTGGTAACATCACGTACAAGTCCGTCAGTTTCTAAGTCAAAGATTAGCATTATCGACCATGCCAAACGTACGTCTTATCGACAAACTTGGCACGTTCTACCATCTCTGGTGTAGGTGGGTTAGGTGGAGTTAGAATAGCTTGCTGATGCGGAGACTCAAAAGTCTGTGGTTGCGTCAAATTCTTGTTCTGGTTCAGTTTCATAGAATTTACAGGTGGGTAGATCATAACTTAGTTCACAGGCGACGCCAGTTTCGCCGCTATAGCGATTCTTGAGGATTCTAACAGTTGTAGTAGCTGATTTAGATCCGCTCTGTTGGTCGCGTTCAAGTCCAATACATGCGTCAGATAGTTGTGCAATTGCTGCACTTCCACGCAGTTGTCCAAGTGTAACTCTCGCCCCTTCTTCATGGTTCTGATCAGATGATGTACGTTTTAAGTGTGAAACAAGGAACAATGCAATGCCTGTGCGCTCAACAAGTGAACGCAAGCGTGTCATTGTCGTGTCAATCATCCGCCGTTCGTCACCATCTAGTCCACTGAGCAGGATGGATAAGTGATCAAGGAAGATGACTTTGGTGTCCAACCCGGCGGCGAGATACTCGATACGGTTGTAAATAATGTCAGGATCAAAGCTGCCGAAGCCATCAAACAAATACAAATCCCATCTTGCGAGAGTATCTTCGTAAGCTTCGGTGAGTGTTTGTCTGTCATGTTCTCCAAGGTGTAATGCTTTACCTACATGAGCGGACATAAGTCCTAGGGCTGTACGACGGTTGGATTCTTCCAACGCCAAATAACCGACCCGCTCCCCCTTGTCAAGAAGGTGAGTTGCAAGTTCACGACAGAAGCTGGATTTACCGATACCAGATCCTGCAGTGATTGTGACAAGCTCTCCATACCTGATCCCGTGAAGCTTTGATTGTAATCCTTGAAATGGGTAGTCATGATCTGCAGCAGGTGATGGTGTAGTTACAAGTTCGAGAAGTGTTTTTCCGTCAACGATCCCATCTGGACGGTAAGGTCTTGCGTTCCATATAGCCTCACGAATTGCTTGAGGGTCATTGGCAATGAGGGCGTCTGACGCATCTTTGTAATCATTTTGTAAGTTAGCGATCGTGCACTTGCCAGGTGGTAGCACGCTTGCTGCTTCCGCCGTTGCCTGACGGCCAGCCTCGTCATTGTCGAAGAACAAGACAACTTCATCATAGCCCTGTAACCATTCGAGATTCCTTTGCACCGCTTTCTTTGCCGCAGCGGCACCGCTAGGTAAAGATACCATCGGCCACCCCGGCATAGCTTCTTGACATGAAGCTGCATCGAGTTCTCCTTCGGTGATGACAACTCGTTTGCCAGAGATTGGAAATAGGTGTTGTCCAAAGAATGTTCCAGGTGATTGCCCTTCATACGAAAACTGTTTGTCTTTGGTTTTTACTTTGGCACCAACAGGGATGCCAGAACTGTCATGATAGTAGAAACGTAAACGATCACCATCACGGTAGATTTTATACTGTTTACATACCTTCTCAGATATGTTGCGTTTTTGCAGCCGTTCGACTGAACCTAGTATTTGCACACGTTTGGTTTGATGAATGTGTAAAGAAGGTTCGCCATCACCGTGTGTGTAGTGATGGCAAACAAAACAATAAGTATGCCCATCAGAGTAGACACTGTTGGCATCAGATGATCCACAATTAAGACACTCCGAGTGTCGAACGAATTCGCTCTTGGAGGGATCCATAATGTGCTGCTTGTGTTGTGTGGTATTGCATCCAATCATCTAGAGCCAATAGAAACCCTTGGATAAGGGCTTCACCGTGCTCAGGGTGATCAGCCTGGGCATCTCCTACAAAATCCATGAATTGTTCTTTGTAAAACTCGGGTGTACCGTATGTCATAGGAGCCATTTGAGTGGGATGTTTTGGAACGATGTCCACGGTATGTCATGGCGTTCGCACCATTTAGCATATGTAGTTTTAGATCGTTTGCTGATTGTATTGAAAGGGGCTTGGAATACCATACGTAGATCTAGTTCAGGATTGAGCGTTTTAACCGCCTTAATCTTTCTCCGATCATCAGAATCCCAGTAACCTTTACATTCAAGCACAACACCATTGGGTAGAATAAAATCAGGTGTATAAACGTGCTCAATAACGTAAGGGACTTTGGTGGTTTCGTATTCATACTTGACTCCAAGCTCAACAAGTAAATCAGCAACCTTCTCCTCAAGCTTGGAGCGGAATGCCATTA